AGGTGTACGGTCAGTTCCCCAACGCGTCCGACGACCAGTTCATCGGGGCCTCCACTGTCGACGACGCCATGCGCCGGCCGCAGCACAAAGACCCGTCGGCGCCCATCATCATCGGCGTGGACCCGGCGCGGTTCGGGTCCGACAGTACGGTCATCGCCATCCGGCAGGGGCGCGACATCGTGGCGATCAAGCGCCACAAGGGCGACGACACCATGACGGTGGTGGGCCACGTCATCGACGCCATCGAGACGTACAAGCCGGCGCTGGTGGTTATCGACGAAGGCGGCCTGGGCGCCGGCATCGTCGACCGGCTGAAGGAGCAGCGGTACAAGATCAAGGGGGTCAACTTTGGGAACAAGTCGAAGAACCCGCTGATGTGGGGCAACAAGCGGGCCGAGATGTGGGGCGAGATGCGGACCTGGCTGAAGGACGCGTCCATCCCGCTGGACCGCTACCTCAAGAACGACCTGACCGGGCCGATGATGAAACCGGACAGTAAAGGGACTATCTTCTTGGAAAGCAAGAAGGATATGAAATCCCGCGGGCTGGCCTCGCCCGACGCGGCCGACGCCATCGCGGTAACTTTTGCGTTTCCGGTGGCCCACCGGGAATATGTTGACCGCAGCCCGCGACGCGCGTATGCTCCGGGCGCTGTCCCTACCTCATGGATGGGTGCTTAATGGCGAAGAAAAGCGTATCATTGGCCGTGGGTCGGGGCGAGAAGCTGCCGACAGACAAGGGCGCCGGGCTGACCGCCAAGGGCCGAGCCAAGTACAACCGTGAGACAGGCTCCAACCTGAAGCCGCCAGCGCCCAACCCAAAGACCGAGGCGGACAAGGGACGCAAAAAATCCTTTTGCGCCCGTATGGCCGGCGTGGTAGCCAAGTCTGAGAACGCCGACAGGGCTAAGGCCAGCATGAGAAGGTGGAAGTGCTAATGGCAAAACCGGGTCTATACGCCAACATCCACGCCAAGCGGGAGCGCATTGCGGCCGGGTCTGGCGAGAAGATGCGGAAGCCGGGCGCCAAGGGCGCGCCCACCGCCGCGGCGTTCCGTGCGTCTGCCAAGACGGCCAAGCCAGCCAAGAAGGGCAAGTGACATGCCGCTGGTGAAGTCCACCTCCAAGGACGCCTTTCGCAAGAACGTGAAGGCTGAAATTGCTGCCGGCAAGCCGGCAAAACAGGCTGTCGCCATCGCGTATTCGACCAAGCGCGCAGCGGCTAAGAAAGGCAAGTAATGGCCGCCAACGATGTAGAAGCCGCAGGCAAGGTATCGGACAGCGACGACAAGGACCGTCTGTCCGTCATGCGCCGGCGCTACACCATGGCGCTGTCGGCCTACTCGGACAGCCGCGAGGACGAACTGGACGACCTGCGTTTTATGGCCGGGTCGCCCGACAACCAGTGGCAGTGGCCGGCGGACGTGCTGGCGACCCGCGGGACTGTGCAGGGCCAGACGATCAACGCGCGGCCGTGCCTGACGATCAACAAGCTGCCGCAGCATGTGCGCCAGGTGACCAACGAGCAGCGGCAGAACCGGCCGACCGGCAAGGTGATCCCGGCCGACGACCGCGCGGACGTGCGCGTGGCCGAGATATTTGACGGCATGGTGCGGCACATCGAGTATATCTCAGACGCCGACGTGGCCTACGACACGGCCTGCGACAACCAGGTCACCTACGGCGAGGGCTACATCCGCATTTTGACGGAGTACGCCCGCGAGGACAGCTTCGACCAAGACATCAAGATCGGACGGGTGCGGAACTCGTTCTCGGTCTACATGGACCCGGCCATTCAAGACCCGTGCGGCGCCGACGCCGAATGGTGCTTCATCACCGAAGACGTGAGCAAGGCCGACTATGAACGCATGTTTCCAGACGCTGCGCCGATTTCTAGCCTCATGTCGCAAGGCGTGGGCGACCAGAGCCTTTCTCAATGGCTCTCGGAAAACATGGTACGTATCGCCGAATACTTCTACTACGAACACGAAAAAGCGACGCTAAACCTCTACCCCGACAACATCACAGCCTTCGCCAACTCGCCGCAGGACAAGCAACTGAAGGCGATGTTTGGCAAGCCGCTGCGTAGCCGCGTGGTCGACCGCAAGAAGGTCAAGTGGGTCAAAACCAACGGGTTTGAGGTACTGGAAGAACGCGATTGGGCCGGCAAATACATCCCCGTCGTGCGCGTAATTGGCAACGAGTTTGAGGTCGACGGTCAGCTTTACGTGTCGGGCCTTGTGCGGAACGCCAAGGACGCCCAGCGCATGTACAACTACTGGGTCAGCCAGGAAGCCGAAATGCTGGCTCTGGCCCCCAAAGCGCCCTTCATTGGCTATGGCGGCCAGTTTGAAGGCTACGAGATGAACTGGAAGACGGCCAACACGAACAACTGGCCGTACCTAGAGGTCAATCCCGACGTTACGGACGGCGCTGGAAGCCCTCTGCCGTTACCGCAGCGCGCACCGCCGCCGCTGGCCCAGACCGGCCTCATACAGGCTAAATTGGGCGCTGCTGACGACATCAAGGGCACCACAGGCCAGTACGACAGCAGCCTAGGGGCGCAGAGCAACGAACGGTCTGGCCGGGCCATTCTGGCGCGCGAGAAGCAAGGCGACACGGGTACCTACCATTACGTCGACAACCTGTCCCGCGCAATCCGGCACGTCACCCGGCAGCTTGTGGACATGATCCCCAAGATTTACGACACCGCCCGCGTGGCGCGTATCGTGGGCCTAGACGGCGAAGTGGGCATGGTGCGGATCAATCCGACCCAGCCGGAGCCTGTGAAGGAAATCCGCGACGAAAACGGGCTTGTGATCGACAAGATTTACAACCCGTCGGTCGGCGTTTACGACGTGTGCGTGACCACTGGGCCAGGCTACATGACCAAGCGTCAGGAAGCCTTGGACGCCATGTCTATGCTGTTGCAGTCTAACCCGCAGCTTTGGACGGTCGCCGGTGATCTGTTCATCAAAAACATGGATTGGCCGGGCGCGCAGGAGATGGCGGCGCGATTTGCTAAGATCATTGATCCAAAGGTTATGGAAGGCGAAGACCAATCGCCCGAAATGCAGATGGCCAAGATGCAAATTGAAGCCTTGACCAAGGAATTGAACCAAGTCGTTGGCATGTTGCAGCGCGTCGAACAGTCCATCGAAGCGCAGGAAGTGCAGATTAAGGCCTATGACGCCGAAACCAAGCGCATTTCCGCGGTCCAGGCCGGCATGACGCCAGAGCAAATCCAAGACATCGTGATGGGCACCATTGCAGCAGCTATGGATACCGGCGATCTGGTTGGGCCAGGCGGCCCAGTTTCACGTGAAATGCCGGAAATGCAACCGGAAATGGGCGGAATGCCGCCAGATATGGGCGGAATGCCGCCTCAAATGCCGCCAGGAGGCCCAATGCAATGAGTTGCGCTGAATTTATCGGCTGCATGTTTTTGGCTCGCGATGTAGCCCATTCGGTCCATCTAAACACCCGCAGTTTTGCCAAACACAAGGCTTTGGGCGGGTTTTATGACGATGTAATCGACCTAGCCGACAAGTTTGCCGAAGCCTATCAAGGCCGGCACGGGCTTATTGGTCCAATTTCCTTGCACTCTGCGCGCAAAACCTCCAATATCGTTGAGTTTCTTGAGGATAGCCTCAAAGAAATTGAGGATATGCGCTATAAGGTTTGCGACAAATCAGATTCTGCTTTGCAGAACATCATCGACGAAATTGTTGGCTTATACCTGTCAACGCTGTATAAACTCAAATTTCTGGCATAAGAGGTCGTTATGACAGTCAATCTTTCAGCTTTGGCTGGAGCCGGCGCACAGTTTTTTGACAACAACGGCGACATGTTGTCGGGCGGTAAGTTGTATTCATACGCAGCGGGCACTACAACACCGCAAACCACATACACCAGCGCGTCAGGTTCTACCGCGCACACTAACCCCATAATTTTAAATTCTGCTGGCCGTGTTGCAACTGGCGAAATTTGGTTGACCGCTACTCAAACTTACAAATTTGTACTGTACACAACTACCAATGTTTTAATTGCCACATGGGACAACATTGACAGCATTACACCAGCAAGCAATATTTTTGCTGATTTTGCCAATACTTCTGATGTCACTAAAGGCGATGCTTTGGTGGGTTTTAAGCAGTCCAACGCAGCGGGCGTTTTGACTGGCGCAGTAGCAGGCACAGTACACACAAAACTTCAAGAATTTATCAGCGCAAAAGACTTTGGTGCTGTTGGTAACGGAACAGACAACGAAACGGCAATATTTACCACTTTAGAGTCTGGCACAACAGGCGCCACCGTTGATCTGTTAAACGGCATTTATTTGGTGACAAGCATTCCGGTTGGAAACAACTACTACAACGGCGCGTTTAAAGTTGGCACGGATATTTTCTGGCAAAACCGCAACCCTCGCGCTCACCCGTTTGAAGGCCCAGCCACTAGCGTTCGGCACATTAACCCCCGAACAGGGACTTATTGTGGCTTAAATGTTGGGTTGTTTCCAAAAACTACTGGCGGCATGGTGTTGGTGTGGCGTGAAGCAACGACACACGCTGTTCAAAACGGCACACGACTTAAAGCGGCTTGGACTGACGATGGCGGGCGCACGATTCAGGCATACCCCGCACCCGATACCGATCAAAGTTTGCCCACAATATCGTACAGTGCCACTGCTGATACTCGCAACTTTGCGTCTGGCGTCGTAAATGGCCGGTTTATTATTGTTACCACTCGGCGTGAAGAACCTCAAACCTCATCCATTTATCAAGACCCGCTGTCTATTTACAGCACAGATGAAGGCTTGACTTGGAGCAGCGCCGCAATTACTGGTCTTGTTGACAAAGCAATCAACTTTCACAGCAAGGTTTACACATGGCCTGCTGGTGGTGCAAACGGCGCAATTGTGTTTGATTACCGCACTGGTGGTGTTGGCGCATTGACCACCACAAACGGCGGTGTCAGTTGGACAGATGCTGGAATTGTCGTCCCCGTAAATGGAACTTTTGCGTCACTTTCTGAAATGTCAGTGGCTCAGATTGGTTCTGAAAACAAGTGGGTTATGGTAATTCGCACATCATCACTTGGTAATTTTGCAGTAAGCACCTCTGTAA